CCAAAGGCAGCAAAACCGGATCACCCTTCATCGGCCAAGGCAAACACGACGTGAAATAATCATGCCGCTTCCCGCGAGCCATAACAGAATAATCATCAACATCATCAGGACCATCAGAAGCATGATTGTCAGGCCGCGAATCCTGCAAATTTTGATCGCGGAACCATTCATTCCAAATCAGGTTGAAAGCACGGAACGGAAACGCACAAACCTCAAGACCAGCCACCTTCGTCGGCAAACCAAAGTAGTCCGCGAGACTATCCTCGGTGAACCCACCGGGCCCCGGCTCCACAACCGGAATCGTGAACGAGTTCACATCATCAGGATCACGCTTCTCACCGTTGAACGCCTTCCAGTTGTCCCAGAGAAGCCGGTAAGGCACAGCAAAAAAGAACACGTCAATCCACATATTCTCAAGCACAGGATGAAGCATCGTACTCAGCCGACCGAACAACGAGGTCGACAACGTAAACGTGTCCCCAGGCAACGCCTCATCAACAAACATCGGGTAAACGCTCCCGAAATTCCCCGTCGTCTTAACGCCATTCGACCGATCGAAAACAGACCGCTGAATCTCCGCACTCGGAACACGCGCGAACGTATGAGACATCCGGTCAGCCATCACTAACACCTCAAAGCAAAAGAACCAGGAGGGAAACCGGAACATCCGGTCCCCCCCCTGGCCCCCCTCTCTCGCCCGAAACCTAAAGAACCTGCCCTCGCATCACCAGCTTCGGCTTCTCAGCCTGAATCTCACCCGACACCTCATCATAGGTGCCCAGCTGGTAAAGCGAAAAATCCTCAGGAGACTTAGACCACGGACAATCCGGGTCCTTACACATAGCGAGAAACCAACGAGACGCAGTCGGCGGATTAGCCATCGAGAACACCGACAGATACGCACCGACCACGGAATCCAAAACAGCGAAAAGACCTTTCACAACCACAACTCGTCCTCCTCAGTCCAAAGGCCCAGCGCGCTCCCTGCGAACACGAGCCCTCAGAATCACTTCACGAGCGCGCAAGCGCGCCCAAGCACTCCCTTTCGACTTACGAGCCTTCTCGCGACGAACGCGAGACAGAGAATCAGCCAACTCCGGAGAATCGACAGACAACTTGTCGCGATAATAACGAGGCACAGGAACACGAGAGCCAGAGAGAACAGAAAAATCCGCTGGAAATAGATCGCTCTTGTACTTCTCAAAAAACTTGGCTCCAAGACCAGGCCGACGCGACATAGCAAAAAACTCCGGAGCCACCGAGAACACCTCTCCCGTACCGGGATCGACTCGCTCAAGGAACTTCTCAGAGAACTCGCCGGTCACCTTCTTAACCGTGTAGCGAGCCACATACGCAGCGCTCTCAGGAGTAAACGGACCAACAGCAACACGGCCGCAGGACCACGCCTCGTCCAATAGCTCATTCGACCAGAGATTCGGCGCGACCTGGTAGCCGCCATCACGGAAATCCGCGCCGAAGAACAGCGCGTGATAGTGCGGCCGAAAGGTTGTACGACCGTACTCTCCGCACGCAAGGTACCGGATCCCAGGAATCCGCCGACGCAAACGCTTCATGAAATCTTGCCAATCCGACAAAACCAACGTGCCGCCCTCTGGCAACTCCTCCTCGGTGTAGGTCAACGTCACGAAGGCGTTCTGGGAATGCAGAGCCGCCTCGTGTTGAGCACGAAGCGCCCAGGACTGAGCACGAGCAAGGCGGCAGCCAATGCAACGACCACACGGCAACTCCAAGCGCCGCTCTGCGAACCCGCGCTTGGAATCGAAGACGATCGCGCCACCGGGGGCGCGATACGCCTTCAAGGGCATCACGCAGCCCACTCAAAGCCGCCAGCCACCCCGCAACGGGGCGGCAGCCAGATTCTTCCGATGATCCCGAGAACCACTCCGGAAATTCCGACGAGACTGCGACCTCGACATTCTTCGCCGACGCATACTTACCTCCGTGCGGTCACTCCGCACAATTGATATCAAGAAGAATCAATTGAACCGCGGTTGAGGGAGGACGGCAAGGCCGTCCAAAGAGGCACTCTCCGGGGGCTTCGCCCCCCAGCCAGCTTAAAAGGAAACGGCCGCGGGGGACAGTTCCCGCGGCCGCTCCAGAGCGCCGAACTATTCGCCCCCGGACACCGGAGACGCAGCCGGAGCAGCGGGGGGAGCACCAACGCCCGCACCGGCCGAGATCGGGGCTCCAGACCCCGAAAGAACGCGCCTGGAGGGGGGAACCCAGCCCTCCGGCGCCTCACGCAAACCGAGCTCGATCGACTCGTCCACACGGGACTCGTCACCGAGCAGAGCCATCAGACCTTCGGCGCTGTTCTCACACGCCTTCCGAACACGGGCGTCCAACGCCATAAACCGGTCCTCCGCTTCGCGGACCAAATTCAGAGCAGCATGAAGACCCTCAGCGCCACCTCGAGCATCGATATACGCGCCCACATCACGACCCGCCGGGAAGGGAGTACCCCGGCGGTAGCGAGCCACCAGCACATTAACGTCCGCCGACTCACGGAACTCCTGGCGCGTCTTCGACACGCCGCTCGAAAGCTGGCGCACACGAACACCAGGACGACGCGCCTGAAGCACGCCCACACGCGACTCGATCACCTGAAAATCACTAGCCATTGAAAGCCCCCTTCAGGAACTCCGCGACCACGCGGAGAACCTCAATCACCAGAAGAACCCATCCGGCGGCACCTCCACCGAGGAACGCAATCTCACGCTTAGAACGCATCACTACCTCCGGGGCGCAGGCTGAGTAGGAGAATAATAACCGCCGGGACCATAAAAACCCGGCTTGTACGAATCAGGCTCACGACCCCAGGACCGAATCCTATCGGCCTGGACGTCCGCCTTACGACGAAGCAAACGCGAAATCTCCTGCGCCACCGCAGCCGGGAAACCAATCCGCCGAGCACGAGCAAACGTCTCACGATCATCCGAAGCATAAATATCCCGAACCGCTTCCAGCTCCGGGAAACCCAAACGACGCTCCTGCGACTGCGACTGATAGTTCGCAATCTCAGCAGCCAAACGCTCGGGCCCCATACGCAGCTGATTAATCTCCAGCTGCTTCCTCTCAGGCGCGAACAGCTTCTCCAAATCCAGCTCGAACAACTCTCGCGCCGTACCAACTTCCAAACGAGTAGCCTCCATATCCGCCTTGCGGCGCTCAGCATCAACAAGGCCAGCCTGCTTCCCTTGCAAACTCTCCTGCGACCTACGCAGAGACGCCTCAGACCTAGCCGAGTACCCACGCACCGCAGTCTCGACCGCATCCGACGCACTCGGAATCTCCTGCGGCTTGACCATAGGAACGCCCCCGGAATGACCGAGGGCACCTGCCGCGAGAATCGGATTCAAACCCGCCTTACGCAGACCTTCCATCTGCAACGACGGACCTTCCAGCAGCTGATGAGCAAAGAGCTTCTTCGAGCGCTTCAGCGCCTTCTTTTGCGCGAGATTCCCCCACGCATAATCGGTCCCGAGCGCACCAAGAATCCCAGAAATCAGACCAGAGTTAGAAGACAGCGCGCCGGAAATACCACCTCCGGACGCCGCTTCGGACACAGCACCTTCCGACATCACGACCTCCTAGAAATGATCAATCAGACCCGGAACCGAGAACGTCGGCATCGGTCGAGCACACTCCAGCTTGAACCACATATCAATGAGAAGAGCAGGCTCCACCGCAGGAGAAATAGCCAAAATACGATCGACCGGCGGGTCCTCTTGGATAAACGCAAAATCCAGCAAAGGCAGCTCACCGAACTCTTGCGTCAAATGCCACGAATCAAGACTCGTAGTCGCGTTCGAACGCATCCGAGCAGTCACACGCGACGGCTTATAGCGATACTCCGCATATCTCTCTTGATAGCCAAAAACCAAAACGTCGTTCGCATCGCCCTGAGCAAAAATCTCCCTGTTAAGAACCGCTTGCTCCCCCAGGTGAGCAAAGGCGGGCCAATAAAAGTCCTCGCGAGTCTGCCGCGACCACATCCGCTCAATCCCTTCCTGGTAGTTCAGATCAGCACGAGCGGAAAACAAACCCATAACAACGCAATGCTCAGTAAACGACTGGCGGAACCCAATCCCTTGACCAGCAAAGGTCCCATTCGCACCAAGATCGGCCAGCTGCAAAGTGTTAGCCGTATTATAAGTCGTAGAAGCAACCGGATTCACATTGATCCGGACCGAACCACCACCAAGATACTCCGGCCGCTGCTGCCGCCCGTCCGGAGAAACCACGCCAAAGTGCGAACGCAAAATCTCCGTGTACCGAGTACCACCACGAGCATCACGCTCAAGCAAACGCTGCACCTGGAAAGCCGTCCGCAGCTCATTAATCGTCGCAGAGGTCGCCGCAGACAAATCAGCCACACCAGTGGCAAACGCGAGTCCAGTATTTACGAACACAGCATCCGTAGCCATGTTATTGTTAGGCGTAGGATTAGCCCAGTTAGTCGCACCAGCAGTACCACGCAGATGAAACGGACCATTGCTAGGACCAGTCGCATTGAAAGTAGGAGCAGCAGCACCAGGAACAATCGTGCCCGTCACCGGAGCACTCGTGCCCAAAGGCAGCAAAACCGGATCACCCTTCATCGGCCAAGGCAAACACGACGTGAA